CCATTTGCTTTTATTCTTTTTGATTCACCTTTATGTAACGAAAATGATTCACTAGTAAAACCATTGATAATCTTATTTATCTCTAACAGTCCTTCCAGAATTGTAGCTAGCTGCTGTTTTGTAACTTTTGCCACGTCATTTCCTTTTACAACCAATGCATAATCAAAGTCCGTCAACTGCGATACTTCATTTAATTTTTTGTCTGCCATAATCGTATTTTTTTAATTATTTATTACTACTTGAACATATCCGCCCGAAACAATATTTTCCAAATCGAATGCCATACCTATTCCGCTGTCACGGATACAGAGATAAAGAACTTCCTTATCAGTGTAATATTTTCCTTCTTCCAGCACCATGTTATGTACCCAAGGTATAGGATCATCCAGTGTGCCGGAGTGCTCTATCTGCACAACCTTGTACAAGGATTCCGTACCCGTTCCCGGCTTCCAGCCCTCCTGCGGTGTATGTTTCTGTATAACCTCATAGAGTGTACCATCGTAACGGAACCGGAACGACACATCAACCTCTGTACCTATCAGATCCTCCCATGCGGGGAAGTACTCTTTCTTCGCCAATGCTTCCTCTACAGTAAGTCCGGCATTGTTGATGTTTGCCGCAATATCATTGAGCAGCGTATTCACACGGCCAAGTGCTTCAACGTCTATAGCCGCCACATCAATAAATGATGCTTCGGCAATCATCTGCTCCTTCTGTTTCGATGTGATCTCTTTCCACACAGCCACATCCTCAGGGCTGTTTATTACTACCTGATTTTCAAATCTTCGTTCCGACAGAGGCATATCCTCGGCCTGTGTCAGATAACAATCATAACCTGCTTGTAATATCATCCTTGTTCCTCTTTTTCTTTCGTGTCCAAATAATCGTTTATGGAATCCGCATAAACTCCCGAAAACAACGGTGTACAATCACGTATAATTCGTATTTCCCGTTCATCGTAATCTACTTCTCCCTTGCCAGAGTAAATCTTATGAGCCAGAGAACTGGCGGCTATGCCCGGAACATTTGTGTATATGGCGTTAGCCAATGACTCCGCAATATCCATCTCAACCCTGATATCCTTCTTTATCCCTGTGTAACAAGGAAATTTTGTAAAATCTATTTTCATAATTTGTATTTTAATATTATAAATCCACCCATGTACTTCCTCCATTCGTTGACTTACGAATTCCGTTCCGCCCAACTGAAAAAATATAATTTCCACATCTTACATGCAGAGTATCATTCGCTGTTGAAACATCCCCGGTTGACGATACAGTTATACTTCCACTTCTAATTACCGTGTCCAAAGTACCTTGGTATAAATGTCCGTCTATTGACTGAAACCGATCGTATTTCATTTCAAACTTATCGTATTGCAGCAACAAGTTGTCAACATTCACAGCCGACATATTAGTGCTGCCGATATAATTACTGCCTATGTTGAATCCACCGATTACGCCACCTGTGGCAGTTATTGTCCCCGTGATATTCGCCTTCGTTGCGACAAGATTCCCTTCTTGATCCACTCGGAACGGAGCACTTCCCGGAACACCACCGCCAGCCCATATCCTTACAGGTGTCGTACCGGCTTCCTTGCTGCTTCCTCCTGTAAGACCGGCTACAATATTATTATTTGAATCCTTTATCAACAACTCGTTGCCTTGGACAAAATCAAGACTGGCGTTCTTGGAAATAATAAGACTGGTATAGATAGGGCCGACATTGCTTAATTCAGTCCAATAGGTAGTATTGGCATAGGTTATGGAAGATGACGATGTATGGGTCTTGATACACTTATATACATCCCATCCCTCTGACGCGCTGCTGTTCTTGACCATCACAATATCAATATACCTCGTGCCACTTGTAAGGTCCTCGTCATTCCTGTACGTCACGCCGGACGCCCACTCGGAAGACCGTATAATACATCCCTGTATTCCTTGTACGCCCTGATCTCCCTTGTCTCCCTTGTCACCTTTGTCACCTTTCTCGCCATCATCACCCTTGTCGCCTTTTGCTCCGGTATCTCCCTTTTCGGCCCATACATCATATTCGGCCGTGTTCTGCTCGCCTGTCAAGCAGTATCCGCCATCATTGAAAGTAAACCGACTACCGGCATTGTCCGTCCAACACCATAAGGGAGGATTCGTGGTGGATGCCTTGGCTACATAAGAGCCGCCACCCATCGAAACGACACCCATCTTAGGAACAACCATACCAGTCCTAAACTGCCCCATCTGGGTGTAACCGTCACCTTTGTCACCTTTGATTTTTATCGGTGTACCCCATGCTCCGTCAGATGCGGACGCAGCAACCTTCTGTGACATCCATATGGCGGCACTTGTCGCATTTGTATGCCATCCTCCAGTAGTACCGTTCCCGGTAGGTACAGAAGGTTGGGAAGTGCTGTCATTATAAGTTATAAACACGCTCAATCCGTCAGAACCGGCTGCACCATCAGCACCGTCCGATCCGTCCACAACCATCAATGCCCATGCTGTTCCGTTCCATATATATACACGACCATTATTGGTATCCCGGTATGCCCAGTTGGTCTGAGGATTGGAAGGAGGTGTTTGGAGATCTCCTTTCCATACAATACTCAATCCGTCTTTCCCGTTCTTCCCATCAATTCCGTCAATAGTCATCTGATACCACTGTCCATCCTGATATACATATGATTTCTTATCAGTGGTATTCTTGTATGCCCACCCGTTCTGAGGATTGGAAGGAGCGGAGGAAAAATCACCTTTCCAAATGATGCTCGTTCCGGCTACGCCCTCAGCACCGTCAGCACCATCAAATCCGTACTTCGCCCAAAGGGCAGGAGCACTGAATTCACTCCATATACCGTTTTTCTTCTCCCTCTCACTGATCCACTCATAAGGCAGAGAGCTGGAAACACCTACAGGATTATCATGCCAGCCGGAAGGCACATAATCGTCCGTCTGTGACGTGGAAGGAGTGGCAGGTTTACTCTCTGTTGTAGTATGGATGAATACCCTCTCATAACTGGTACCATCGCTTCCGTCCTTTCCGCTTTGAACCAAAAGTTCATATTCATCGGTATTCACATCACCCGTTAGCACATATCCGCCATCATTGAAAGTAAACCGATTACCGGCATTGTCCGTCCAACACCATAAGGGAGGATTGGTAGTGGATACCTTAGAAAGAAACGAACTTCCTCCCATTGTAACGATACTCATTTTGGGAACAACCAAGCCGGAATACCACGGACCGCTATTGGCCACGCTCACACCGTCCTTTCCCGGTGCCCCCGGTTCTCCCTGTGCTCCCGTATCACCTTTAGAAGCAATCTCCAGCCAATCGCCGTTAGATCCAGGTGCAGCAGACGAACCATCCTCATTGATACACGCCCACATGCTTCCGTTATAAGACAAGCTGTCGTAGTAATCGTAATGTACGCCAGGTATATAGCCTTCCTCACGGAAATTCAAAGTCTGTACAGGTGTTCCGTCTGGCTTTATCTGCTTGATAATACCTGTCATATATATATTATTCAGATACATGGAGTAACCATCCATGTTCAACCCGAATATATTCAGATTGGAAAGGTCGCCATATTGTAGGGCGACATTGGCGGCGGAGATCTCCCATGTATTCTGCTTCCACAACATACGGGTGTAAGTCCTTGTTTCATAGACTGAGGTCTGGCGCTCCGTATTAGTGAAGCTTCCGTATGCCACGAAAGTCATCATCTCAAAAGGGTCGAAAGAAGAAGTCCACGATGAAGAGGTAGGACGCAACTGGTACTTAAATGTTTCGTTTCTTTCACCTGTAACTTCTGTAATCGTGAAATAGACCGTACAGAATCCGGAAAAACGTCTGTTGCCCTTTCCATCGTCGTAATCCTCTGTAGCGTTCCCAGTGATGTTATGATAGATACCCATACAGATATCACCTACTGCGACAGCTCCGATCTCACCATCTTCCAGTTTAAGTGTACATGTTTTGGTTCCTGTATCTACTGTTTCTATAATACCAGCTCCGGGCGCACGCCACTTGTCGCCCAGCGTGACCATCACACGATTGTATCTTAATTCGGGAACTTCAAGGAACCGGCGGATAAACATGCTCTCAAACTCTCCATGCCCTGTATCGAATATCTTGGCTCCGAATCCGGTCAAGCCGCTTGCAAAACCATTCTTCCCGAAAACAGCACCGGCAAACATGCTGAGAAGGAACTTAGTGGAATCCGCCACGTCCTTCCGCAAGAATATCTCTTTCATCTTCTCCACACTGTTCTCTATCTCAACCATTACACGTAATGCGCTCATTACGTCTTCATCGGTGTAGGTAACATCCTTGTCACCCTGCTTCACAATGCGGCTTACCAAATTCCCGGATATTTTCAGACCTTTAAGAAAATTGATTATGCCTTGCGCATCATCATCGTTCAGCGCGGATAAGAACCAGTCAAGCACAGGCGTATTCTTATCCAGCGTGTATGCAGATGTGGCATGGTCAGCGTTAGTGACATCGCCCCCGCCACCACTGCCGCCACCGCCGTTCTGCTTTATCTCTTCAACCTCAATGGAGATCTTGCTAAAGTTGCTGTTGATGCGGTCTGCCGTTTCGCTCCAAGTTCCTGTTTTGTTTATTGTATTAAGCTCCATATATCCTGTTCCACTTTTACCATTCCGCATCCGGGTGTACTTCAACGGACAGATAGTTCATTATTCTGATGATTAGGTCTCGTATCATAATATATGTTTTGAGTGTTACTGATAACTTTCCGAGTTACTCTACTATTAAATACTTTATACCTGATCTTACTAAAACATAAGCATTAGTAGGATATTCTGATTTCTCCAATAATCCATCTACAGCTTTACAGTAGTCCCCATCTTTAGGAAGATAATCTTCTGAAACAAGAATATTATTTATTTCATACATGATATTTTTGGCACAAATAACTTTCCCATCTGAACTGTTGAACATAGCAACAGATTCAATTTTACCATTAGCTTTATCTCCATATGAATTCACCAAATTACCGGCTAATATCGAACTTTCAGTTTTATATGTCTGTGCAATATCCGTTATTTCATTAAAATACAGAGTTGGTTTGGGAAAATAAACAACACTATTCCCCCAGCCACTAATTTTCATCTTTACACCTGATTCTTTTAAAGACCCATTAAATAACGTTGAAAGCCCATAGAACTTGTTACCAATAAACCTATAATCTATAAAGCTATTGGGGGATGGAATATTTTCCGAGGGCAACACATTGGTTGCATCGGAGTAAAAATAACACCCTTTAAACAGGATAAAATGTCTTCCATATCCCATACTGCCAAAATGTCCTCTCAAGCATGGATTTATACAATTAGTAAAAATCAGATTCATGTTAGATGCAATATCTATACCTATTGGTTGGGAACCATACGGCCAGCTATCCGCAGCCTCTCCATTATTCTTTTCACTGTCGAATTCCACATTGTCAAACCATAATTTATTAGATTCGCTTTCTTTAATGCCATTAACATGCACGGTATATCTTACATTTTTCCCAAAAATATAAAAGTTGTGAAAACTGCAATTCCTAGTTTTTTTTATCAACAATGGATGTAAATTAGATACAGGCGTTGGGAAACCACTGTCAGGCATATCACATACTATTTTTGTAGACCTATTACCAACACCGAACAAATGAATATTTTGCCTGTCAACCATTTCTATATAACAGACATAATCTTCCTGTGATTCTCCCGATAACGGGTCTTCCGTTGCAAAATGATTAAATGATGATGTCCTGAACTCCCCTACAGCAAAAATATACCATTGTTTATCTGTATCTCTTGGTATGGTATTTATTGCTCTCTGAATGGAGTTTACATTGGCATTGTACCCTACAAATATATTAACCCCGTCTTCAATAGCTTGAAATTGATTTGCCGTTTCCTGATCGGCATAACAATAGATAATATTACTTTTATAAACAATTCCATCAAGTCTATCTGTTATATCCTTTATACTATCTTCGAAACCGGGCAATGATTCAGGTGGAATCTGAATATCAGGACTTAATTTTTTTCCTCCCCCCTCTATTCTCTTGACACTTGGAGTGCCTTCCAAATCATAGGCATTGCTTAATGTCCAAAGTATATAATTAAATGAACCATCACAATAAATTTCATAATTTTTTGTTTCTGGTGAAGCCTCATTGATTAAGACTTCTGTTATTTTTCTTTCTACGGTTTTGGCAATTCTAAATACTGTTTGATTACTGACATTTGAAGAATCCAGTTTATACCTCAATCCTTTTGCCACAGGTATTCTTACAGACCAGTATCTTGCAGCAGTACCCAGTGTGCCTCCAGCTGATATATAATCTTTAGACAAATAAGAGCTGTTGTAGATCTCTTCTTCTATCCCGCTTTCGGTTATAATAATATTTGACACCTCTTCCTCTAAGCTTGTAAGGGATTTGTTTGTCTCAGTAATCTTGTCATCTAATTCTTCTATTGACGGGTCTAATATTACAAATTCAACAGATTCAGATTTTGTCAGTGTAAAGTAAGCGGTAATGGCAGATTCCGGAGCCTCAATTACAGATTTTTCCCCAACGAATGTTTGGCTTGCTTTTAACAGAATCCTATCGGATTCATCAACAAAAACATAAGCCCTAGCTTGTACAGAAACGCACTTTCCAGTAATCAAAAATCGATCTCCGGCTTTACATTCTAATTTTGTTGCTATGAATGTCGCATTGTTTGTGATTTTTTCTATACTTGATGATATTTCTCCTTGATTACCATATACAATATAGGCCGTACTTTGATCAAAATTATCAATAATATTTTCTCCCTTTTTTTGATTAATAATATCCATTTTAAACTCGGAAAGTTCTGCTGTAAGATTTTTGCGTGTATTCGGATTAACCACCGCATCGGTTGTGGTTGCCGGGTAAATGGTTTGACCACCTTTGGTCAGCTTATATATTTTTGCCATAATAAATCTCCTATATTTCTAGATTAGTAACTGTTTCTTCTTCCTCTTCCGGTGGCAACGGAGGTACAAAATCACTCAGCACATCTTCATATTCATTATCCGACAATGGGAACGCCTGAATTGTATTATATGCGGCATAATCGGGATAAGATGTTATTTCCACCGTGCTTTCATCGGTTTTCCCGGTAGTCAGTACGATTCCTGTATCTTCAACGGAAACAAGGTTGCAGATGCCATCCTGAAAGTCGGAATCGGATATGAAGTATTCACGTTTTACCTTCAGCATACCGGGAGAAAAACAGGGGTTGTCAAAAGCGACAAGCAGGTTGCCGTCTTCCATGCGGCTGCAACCCACATACTCATGCCCGTCAAAGGAGGCTATGAACTTTCCCTTGAACGGATTGAAGTAAGTAAACCGGAAAGGAGTATTCACATCCCCGTTCAAGTTCTTCTCTATGATCTTAAAATCGGACTGATAATTGATTCTCATAACTATAATATTGATGTTACATCGTCTATCTCCTCGGCTGTCAGGTATCCGTTCAAGTCAACACTTCCGCCACCTCCTGTCGTGCCAGTGGCACTCCATGTTCCCTTTGTCTTGCATTGATATATAGGACCCGGTATGGTGTCACCCACAACAGCCCAGTCACCTACAACAGGAGATGGAACAGCCGCTTTCAGTGATTCAAGAGTAGGGAACAACCCCTTGTTGCGGATACCGTTCTGCTTGACCTTCTCCACTTCGGTAGAAGTCTTGCTAAAGTTGTTGTTAAGACGGTCTGCCGCCTCACTCCAAGTTCCCGTTTTGTTAATAGTATTCAGTTCCATATCACTTCACTTTATTTGGGCAACATGTTCTGATCCCATACAATCTCAGAACCTTTAACCATAATTATGCGTCCTCCCATTATCTGGGTCTGATATATATAACCGTCACTTCCTTTTTGCTCGACAACCATACTGTCCGGACGGAAATACAATACATCACTATTGGAAGGATCATTCATAAAAATACGGGGAACCATACCGTTCAATCCATATTGAAGAGATATGTCCAAAAGCGAATTACCATCATCATCATGAATATCAATTGACGGTCTCCCATATTCATCTTCAGGAAATATGGTTATCTCATAACCTGACGGTGAGGAAACCTTCACTTTCCCGACAAATTCAGGATTTCCGTCAGCATCCCATTTAATGTTCCCATTGGCAAGCTGTCCGGAACCATCCTCATTCAACAGTATCTTACCATTGGCTATTTCAACCTTTCCCCGGAAATATCCGCCCAAAGCATAGATATATCCTCTTAAGAACACATCACCGCCATGAGTGGCAACGAAGTTCGCCATATTTGCCCATTCCTCATCGGTGGGTTGGTAATCGGGGTCATTACGAAACCTCATTACGGTCAATATAGCCTGTTCAAGTTTTCCTCCTGCCCAAAACGCCACATCATCATCGTCATTGTATATGCCGCTAACTCCGGCTGTGACCTTCTGTAACTTGCCATTCTTGTAGTTGCCTAACTGGATCATATTGGCCAATATCAGACCACCAAGAATATCCACAGATCCATCCTTGATCGCACTGGCGATATAATTGATTGACTGGAAACCGGCTGTTGCCTTGTCGTTGTCAAGAATTGAAGGCTTCCAGTCAGTAGCGATGGTTCCACGCTCTAGCTGAAGGTCACAAACGGTTGCGGTACCACTGATAAGAAATATACCACTGCCATTGAAGGTGATCTTATGGGTATATCTCTGATAAGAGGATGTGAGAGGTTGAGAAACACTGAAAGAACCGCACGAAACAGACACAGACGTACCCTTTGCTTTATAACTGATAACATAACTTTCTCCTTTAATCAATGATACGGACTGGGACAAACTACCGATTGCAGCAGAGTACCCGGAGCCGGCATCACTGTCCGCAGATACGGTAGCCACTCCCGTCCAATATTCTAGTTGCTTGCTAAAAAGTTCGGTATCCGCCGATAGCTCGGTAGCGGCAGACAGGTCCTCTGTTTCATAATCTCCGGTAAACCCGGAATTGCGCAACAGATTGACCGAGCCGACAGCCGCATTGTCTATCGCATCCTTGGCCTCTTGGGCAAGATCTGCGGCCGCCTGTATCTCATCCGGCAAGCCTTCCATATTCTTCCATCCGGTGGAGCCTTTTTCGATGTGGAACATACCCTTGATATCAACACCTTTATCCTGAGTGTATTCCATGTAAGTGGTCCGGTCCTTGTCACCAATGTACGTATCTCCGTACACCTTCATCCGGGCCTTGCCGGTAGATTTGTCAAAATCAAAAGAAATGACATCTTTCCCAGTCAAGGTAAAATCATTAATACCCTGATACATGATGATGGACGGAGAAACTTCGTTCACCGAAGAGAGAATTATCGCCGCCTGTCGGGTGATATCGGTCTTATGACCTAATCCCACGATATCATCACCTGCCACCGGAACATCGTTCTCGACATTAGGATCACACACGGTCTTGGACAGGTCTATATAATTCTCACCTACTGCTGTGACCAACCGCCAGTAATAGCGGTTGCCGACATGATGCGAAATGCCTGTCTTGATATTGCACTCCTGTGCGATGGCGAGAGATCCCGGAGTAAACTGGTTCTCTATCTCAATTCCGTCTTCCTCTTCCTTGAAATAACAACGGTAGACATCATCCAACTCATCCACACGGTTGCATTTCATGCCTGCATGGGAAATCACCTGCTCGCCACCTACATACGTCTTCTTCTTTACTTCAAGCTCGTCAAAAACGGCTTTGACCTTGACATACAGATAATCAACAACAGCCTGTGACATACCGTTCTCAAGTACAGTAATTCCACTACCGTTCTTACCTATCAAAAGACCTTTCAAGAAAGTGATAAGACCGTTGGCAGTGTCTTCCTTATCTTTACGAAGAAAGTATTTGGAAAGTTCCTCTATATTTGCACCTCCCGATATGGCAACAACCCTGTCTTTATTGGTTCTTATGTAAATAGAAGGATTATTATCATCATTATGTATGTATATCTCCCCCTCATTCAACCCTTCCAGTCGCTTTTCAAATGACGGGGATATTTTCGGTATAATCGGATTTCCTTCATCATCCGTTTCCGAACCGTACCACAATATCTTTATAGGATGATTTCTAGCCATGATTACACGTAATTTTCATTAACAAAAGCAGCTTTCGCCTTCTTATATTTCAACACATCGTCCTCTTCGGGATTAGTTAGTAAAAACGCGATGCCTGAAGATGAAGTTGTAATCTCAGTTTTGCCTCCGATCCCGGCGATATCATTTTGTCTAGGGCGTAAAGTCACTTTATATATAAACATCTGTTTCTTACCTATTGTATCAATCTTTTCCGGGACAGAATCCCCTTCCCGTACAAACAAATTACCGTTTATGCTGACATGAGAAAGGCAAAGTACCTTATTTATAAACTCCGCTATATAATACGGAACGCCACAACTTGTCCCGAAAACAAAATCAAATGTTTTATAAGGGAGAGAATACATTTCTATTATCTCCTGCTTCTGATTCACAAACTGTTCGTTTTCAACTTTCAACTCCACCCCATCCGGCTTGAATCCTCCTATTATTCTGAACTGGAACATCTGCCGGACCTCATCAATCCAGAATATATTATCAAACGCAGAATTATTATCTTTATGGGAATATTCGATCAGAATAGAATCACCTATATTCTCACACACGCAGAACTCCTCACATTCTTTATCGGCTATAGTTACTGTATATATCCCCTCCGAAGGAGATAATGAGGCATAATACATCTTAATACTTTCATTTACATCATAAGTGAGCAGTGTTATCTTGGAGGAAATATTGCCGATCTTATCATTCAAATAAGCTGAAGGTTTTTCGCCGTTATCACAAAATATTTGCAGCAGGATGTTGTCTGACACAGAAAATACTTGTCTGAAACATCCTGCATTTGAATATTTATATTTCAGCGGTTTAAAGAATAACGGACAAACATCTCCGATTGATATCATAGTCTTTTCGTAAGTTTCTAGTAACTTGTGACTTCACAAGCTTTCATTGCAAATATAACAATTAAAATTTGAATCTTTATAACGAATTTAAATTTTTCACGATCAAAGTTACCTTTGAACTTTGTGATTTTGTAAAATTGTAATCAGCCTGCTGATAATATCCCTGTACAACTTTGCCTTGGTATTCCAGTTCAACAATTCCTGTAAGATCTTCCGGGAGTTCCACATCCGAAGTCTCAAATTCCACCTCCGCCACAGTAAACATCCTTTTTGAAAGAATTATATCCCTACTTTCCCCCATTCCATCAATACCCACATCACTATTACCATCTGATGACGCAAAAGTAAGCATCTCAACAGATGAGCCGATGTATGCTTCATTGGCCAAAACCATAGAAGAAGGGGAAAACATGGCATTGAACATTGTGTCAGGGCTGAGAACGCCACCCATAAGATAATCCCTGTTCAATATATACTTAAGTCCAGACGAATCAGATTTTACCCCTACCATAAATAAATCAGTGTCACTTTCGTTGTCTGTAGTATCTTCACCTATCTTGTCAGCAAGGAACTCTATGCCGTATGCGTCCGCACGGTATGGAGATATCATTTCAAGGCTATTGTCCGTCATGGTCACGCCTGTGGTATATTCATTCGTAAAACGGAACTCATCCTTTCCATTAGCCGTGTCGTAATCCTGTTTGTCAAAGCCTATCCGTATCCGAGAATACACCAATGCAGAATTAACCTTCATCTCATAATCAGATAAATCATCTATCCTTTTGACAACATCATCCGAGAAGTATTTGCTTCTATGCCGGAAAGTTACTGTATTCCCGGATATGTCGTAAGCATAACCAAACACATAACTCATCCAGTTTGCAAATTTGGTGAAGGATGTATATATTTTGGCTCCAGGAATCTTACGGGCTGATTCAGCCGCCAAGAGCATACAATTATCAAGCCTTCTATCTCCTGTCCCCTCAATCACTCCAGTCAAACCATCTTTCTCTCCATTAATACTTTTAAGCAGTCTGTTCAGCAATGTATCGGGCTTTATAACATCCATCTCAACAGGGTTTATTCGATTTTTCCATGATGCTTTAAAATAACTTGATGTTGAGACTTTGTATGGCAAATCCGGCAATACAGGTACAATCTCTTCTTTCTCATTGACATACATAGCTCTCACTATTATTTTATCATTATGCAAAAGACTTATATTGTACGATTCCGAAACCTTCTTTTCCACTGGCGTTTCTGATTCTGTCGTAAGTTCAAAACTTCCTATCACCGTTTCCGTAGTCACCGCTTCCCCATTACTATCAATATCATTACTTATCTTCATAATCTGGAGCCTCACACCTCTTACATCATATCCCAAAGCACCAGACTGATATTTCCTAAACACAAACATATCAATATTAAACTCTATATTTATCCTAATTGATTTCAGAGCCTTTATCGAATATACATCATCACCACCTACTGTTTGATCATTAAATTCAAGAGACCCCTTTATTAAGGAATCACTGGCAGTTATATATATTGGCATTGGTGACATTTTCTTGCTGAAATAAACATTAATAAGAGTGTCATCGTCCTCCAACGTATCACCTGTAGGAATCCATTTTGCTGATTCTGAAAGTTCAAGTCCGTCATAAACAAGAGGAATGGGGCTTTTCACCTCTTCGACCGAATATTCATATTGAGTTCCTTTTTTTGACTTTATCATGGACGCCACGCTATCATCCACGGCATTTATCTGTAAGATACGACCATTATCCTGCAATGTAGAGAAATTGAGAGCGCAACTAAACCGTTCATTATACAACCAACTGTTATTTCTTGTACTTATTATTATTGAGGCAGAAGCATTCAAATAATCTTCATCATATTGTTTTAACAGCAATTTTCTAGCATCCCCAGCAAAAGAAAATTTGTTGGAAAATGTACGGATAACACCGTCATAGTCATTTCTCTTGAAACTAGCCTTCACCTCGTCCCAATTCTCAAGATCATCAGTAACCCTGTACTTCAGACCATTTATAAGTAACTCACATCGATAATACATAATTATTTCTTTTTACGATTCAACCCATCGATTTCGTCACATGTCTGCCTTACAAGACAGGCATAAGATCCGGCGGTCCATTCTTTCGGATTGATATACATCTTATTATACTTCCCAATAGCGACAACTTCATTTATAAATCCACGTTTTGTAGGCTTCTCCTTCAGTCCCTCATTCTTTTCCTTACTTATCTTATCCAAATCATATTGTGCACGGGAATTTAATGCGGATATTCTAGCATTCATAGCCATTACATCACCTTTTTTACACGAATAACCTATCTTCATCAGGATATCACGCACCTCATCATACATTTTCAACTTCATCATGTTCTCACATGCCTTCATGCACTCCACGGTCATTGCAAGATTCATACGCTCATTACAATTCAATATCTCAGAGAGCAACTGTTTGCTCCCGACAATTTCTATATAGTCATTGATAATTTTTGCCGATGCAGCCCCTTTGTCCTCATCGTCAAATTCAATAGTATTGCTATCATTGGTATAAATCTCTATAAAAACGGACAAGGGAAGTTCATATATGTCACTTGTATACCTCATAATCAGATACTTTTTGAAAATTGCTGATAATTGTTTTCTCTTATCGCCTTGGCTAATTTTGCAAATCCTATCTGCTGTGATTTTTCCAGATGCCCTATCTTTTTCTCCAGTTCACTATAATCATTAACTATTGATACAGGAGGAAGATCGTTTTCGCTTCTATATGCCATAAGACCATCAAAATCATTTGCATGAGCCTTTATCCTGTCCATATCCACTGCATAAGGTATAACCTTCGCACCTTTAGGGATGTCAACCAAAGTAGGGACAGACGGAGTAATATACGCTCCTTTATCAGTAACGATTGTTTCAGGAACACCACCATCACCCACTACAGCCAATCCGCCTTTATGCGAATCAGTACCCTTGGCATACTTCGGAATAGGAGTCGCTATAATAGTAGCAAGCTGTATCGCTCCCATAGCACCTAGAGCAGCTATCATAGGTATTGCAGCAGGGAAGCCCAATTGTTTTATCGTCTGCAAAATACCACCTGCTATCTGTATAGCCGCCTCAGCTATACTGGTAGCTTTCTCAAACTTTGCCTGTTTTGTTCTTAATGCCGCTTTTTTCTTCTCCAATTCGGCATTCTTTTGTGCCGTTTTATCTTCCGCCGCACGTTTACGCGCTTCGGCTTCTTCAGTTGTTATAGCACCTCTTTCTTCTAAAGCCTCTATACGGGAAATTTCCTCTTCACCTGCTTTCTCATTCGCTTCCTGTTCAGCCTCAATAGCTTCAATCTGGCGATCATAAATGGATGATATCATTTCACCAATTCCACTAACCATAGAAGCCCACATCTCGGTAGTTCTTCCCATCTTCTCACCGTCTGTAAGTTCTTTCCAAACACCCGATATCTTATCAGACATAATACTGAATCCCTTATCCATCCCATCAAATATACCGGCAAACGGGCTATCGATATCCGATGCAAGATCTTTCAATGCAGAAGAATAACCTTTCAACACTTCAAAATTCCTTCGTGTGATATCCTGTTGCTCTTCCGCTTTTTTCAACTGATCATCCGCATTTATAGAACCTATCTCTGCTTCCATAGCCTTTATGGATTCTCTCAGCATTTCAATTTGTTGCTTGCTTACCACGCCCGATGCTTCCGCTATCTCAATCATTTTTTCAGCAGCATCTATCTGTATCTGTAATTGCTCGTTTGCGGCTTTCCGCTCCAGTTCACGCATGGCTTCATCGTATTCTTTTCGCGATAGCAGCCCTTTTGAATAATTTTCTGTTATAATGTTTTCAAGTTCCTTATATCCAGTACTTGTAGCTGCTATACGGAGAGATGATTGTTCCTCTTCCAGTCTGAGCATCTCATCAGTATACTTTTTCTTTTCCTCGATCCTTTTTTTCTCAGCCTCTGCCAACTTCTTAGCATATTCCTCATTCTCTTTCGCTATCTTCTGCATTCTCTCTTGGCCCAACATTTCCCGAAGTTTGTTCTCTTCCTCAGAATATCCCTTTACAGCTGCTATCTGGTCTTTATATTCTTTCTCTATGGCAGCAAGATTACGCTGGTGCTCATCCTCTATAAGAGAAACGGACAAGTCAGCCATTTTATTCCTAAGATTCTCTATGTATTGTGCTAGATCATTTGCGGCTTTATCAACAGAATGAGGATTAAATGTAACATCTCCAATGTTAATAGAATTTGCCAGCCTATTATTTTCCAAGTCTATTGCAGATGCTTCTTTTCTCAATTTAGATAAATCTGCATCTATCTTATCTACTTTAGCTTTTGCTGAATTATATTGTGATTCGGCTATTTGATTAGATGTTCTTAAAGATGTTGCTAATGCTTTTGTTCCAGATGTTCCTAATTGATTTATTTTTGTTTGCGCTAATAGCCTAGCATTATCACGTTTTTTTTCTGCCAATTCTAATTTAGTTTGCGCCTTCTCTTGTTCTATATACTTATCCTCAATTTGGGCTTCTAGTTCAAGTTGTTTTTTTGCATTCTCTATTATTTTATCCTGCACAGCTCTCGCCTTGGCAGCAGAAACAATTGCCGATGCAAGCCTTTGATAACTATCAGCCGCTTTACCTGCAAGAATGTTTTCATCACTTATATTTTTAAAGTATGAAGGATATTGCTTTTTCAGTTCCTCAACGGCTTTTTTCCGCTCTCCCATAGGTTTATTCAAATTGACAGCAGCCCTATATAATATATCCAATTTAATAGCTTCATCTTGGGCATTTTTCACACCTTCTTTTTGAGCTTTATTCAAATCCTCCTGAAGCTGTTTTAGATAATCAATTTCTTTTCTTGCATCAAACAGGCTACCCACCCATTTGGTTATCTCACCTCCATAACTCGATAAAAGAGTTATCCCAACAACTAAAGCCGTCTGCCAACTAAGAAGGGAACTCAATACCTGTTTAAATACAGGTGTAGCAGTCTGCCCCGATTTTTTAAGAAGTTCATATTCCACCCTTGCTTTCTTTAACTCATCAATAAATATAGGAAGGTTATTGGATATAGCAAGAAAGAAAGTATTGGCACTAACAGACAAAGCCGGAAGTTCTCTCGCAATCTGTTGTATGGAAACATTAAGGCCATTCCAACCAGAAGCATAATTACCCACATTACGTTGGTAATTGCCCATCTGTGCATCTATATCCTTTAATTGTTGATTCAGCTTGCCGATATTGTTCAAGATATCCATACCTTTTGCTCCCTCGCGTGCAGCTTGTGAAAGGTTATAATATTCCTTTTCCAACTGAAGCATTGAAGCCTTCATCTCGTTATAGCTTCCTGTAGTGGCAATCGCTACCTGTGTATGATTTCTCAATATCGCCAAATATTGTTTATTCTGCTCTGTCAGCGTGCGTAACTGGGATACCGTAGCATCTCTTTTGGACTTGTATTCCTCTTCGCTGATAGCACCTTTCTTATACTCCTTCGATAATTCCCTCAGAGATGTTCTTAAGGCTGAAATTGTTTCTTTGTTATCACTTAACCTACTGTTCAATTCGGAGGCTTGCGCATCAAAAGCCTTTACCGTCTGACGGATTGAATCAAAATCAGCAGCAGTCATGGATATTTTCTTAGATGCTTCTTGAAATGAAACAGAAGCATTTTCCGCATCTTGTGACACGTTTTTCAGATCTTCGGAAGCACCTCTCAAATTTACTTTTACTTCCGTTATCTTGTCTGCCAATGTATTCAATGGTTTGGTAAGAAGCTCTATCTTACGGGAAATATCGGTCAATAACTTTAATTGACTAGCCTGTAATTCAGACAACCTATTTTGAGAAGCATATAATTTGGTAATTGTAGTATTATAACTGTCAACTTTAGACTGGTATTCTCTTAGATTACCCGGCTTAAAATTTATGCCATCACTTAATTGTTTTGTAAAATTCGCATATTCGGAAGATGTGGTTTGAATATTAATCCTTATCTCATTCAACTTCTTAACGATGTTAGGATCAATCGCATCAGTAATTTTAAATTCTGCTCCTGCCATGGTCTTTTCGTAAGTTTTGGGTAGTGCATGACTTCATGCACCTTCTAAGAGCAAAGATAGTGATTTTATTGATATTATGAAGGTGAGGAAATAAAAAAGGGAGAAGCAAAAACTTCTCCCCGTGAAAAATAATTTATTTAAATTACCAATCATCATTTTCATTGCCCACAAGACCATTCTTCACAGCTTCTTCTATTTTATCCATAATAACATTGGAATATGCATGAGCCATAATCAATGCTTTAGACGATGTTTTCTTTGCCTTATGCTGATCTTTGGGGCTGAAAGGATAACATGTTTCTATACCCCATTTTTCTGTTTTCTTTGTCGTGTCCGCAGGCTGTCCTGTTGTACCAGCAGAAAAAGCCCCCATCCATCCGCCTCCGATGTTCTGCTCAACCTCATAATATTGAAGCGTATATGTAACACGAATTTTTTTATCTTTAATATCAACTTTTATAACAGGGTGGATGTTAACATTATAAGCTGTCATTCCTCCAATATGTTGAGCGATTCCTCCCACAAATCCTTTAGCAATAATTACTCCCGCATCCTTATCATTCAATTTAATTACTGAGTTCGCATCGTTAAAAGATTCCGCAAACCAATGGTTTAAAGTAATATATAACTGCTCTTTAGTCTGTTCCCCACAATTAATTATCTGCTCATAGGTCAAACTCTGATTCTTATCCAATACCAATGAAGAACCTAAATTTTCAGCCGCATCCACCCACTTATCACCATAATTTTCCTTTGCATATTTTTCTAATTCTTCCGCTCTCATTACTTGAGCACTCAGATTCATACTGAATAATGAAACAATCATTAAAAATAATACTTTTTTCATATAGTTATAATAATTTGGTTATTTTCAGCAAAGTAATATACTTTTAAAATCAAATCAAAACATTACGACACATTTGTTTACAATTTAGAATACTGTCTAAATAAATTATAAACATAGCATTTCAATCTTCATGTTTAAATTTCACCTTCTCACTTCTTTTCCCAGTGCATACAATCAGTTTGAGATGCTTGCCGTATATCCGTTCAAGTCTATTATTTTGTTCTTCCATTTTTTGAAGTATAATTTCAAGTTTATCTATTGTTTTCATAGTCTTTTTATTTGTGTTGCGAATCGCAACGTTAACGGATGTAAAGAGTCTGCCCACCTCGTAAAATAAGGTGGGAAAGACTTGATTAATAAATAATATTGTTATTACATATTAAGAAGATATTCTCCTAATGCATGAGCTTTTTCTCTTGAAATAAAAGCCACACTGTCACGCTCATGGTCTTCAGGATCTGATATACACACTGCTATCATATCGTATTCGGAATGTGATACTGTTATATTTACTGTACCATATTCATCTTCCATTGTCGCATATTGAGAAAAAAGGCCCTCTCTTATTGCCATTTCGGTAGGATTCCCATTCTCGTCAATCAATCCATTTTCTAAAGCTATTTTTTGAAGATCCTCCACTGAACATCCCAACTTATCTGCTACTTCATCAAATGTTAAGCTATTATTCATTTTTATTTCCATGATCATGCAGCCATTAAAGATTTAAACTTATTCAGAAAATACACCTGACCTTTACCTGTAACGTAACAGGTATGTTTTATAAAAATGGGATTTTCACCCGATACTATCGGTCTTTCTTTCACGAAGAACAATCCCATTTCTGCCGCCCTCTGTGTAGGCATATAGTCATTTATATATTTATTCTTCGATCTGCTGTATCGCTGCCTTCTGATAAGGAACTTGTTCTCTACCATCCATTCATAAAGCCTTATTTCTCCAATCTTATATCCGTTTTGGGTGATAAGTTTCGCAAGATCTCCTATGAGAATATTGGTAGACGAGCTTGTTACACATTCCGTGAATACTACGGCTGGCTTTGTTTCCTCTATGATAGACTGCTTCTCCTGTTCCTTTTTCTCCACTCCCAATGCAAGAGTTTGATTTTTCTCGTATTGGTCCGCCCATGCACGGGCGGCTTCGGCAGGATTATTAAAATTTGGGAGTTTGGGTTGAAGTGATGCACTTCCAGTAATTAATAACTCCTCTATCTTATTATCAACCCAAATAGCAAAGTCAGTGGATAACTTTTGAGCGACACGGATTGCAACACGGTGATGCGCCCATGTGCCTTGTTGTGACACATCTCCTCCCTTTGTAACTTGCAGTAAATCAGCCGAACTACAATTTTGTATTTCGCTCATTCGGGCTACATAATCGGTTAACTCCTTTGAGTTTACAATGTGAGAAAGGTTCTTGTCGGGGAATGGTTTTGCAAAGTCGGTAAGGCATACAAAAATATACCCATTCATTTTGCGCATTCTTACACTATTCCCATTATAAGAGAATATTTGCCCCATGTCGGAAGGGCTTGCCGTACCTAACACAGCAACGCTATTGCTGTTTGAGTAATTTTCATTCAACTGTAGCATAAACAATGAAAATTAAAAGTTAATAAATAAAGAAAGCAGAGAATTTCTCCAACTTGCTACAGTTCCATATCGGCTTTGGGGCGAATATGTACGGAGAAACCTCTGCTTATATTTTAAGCAATACTTTAATATCGGGCATAAAAAATCCCCAATCCGAATATGATAATAAAACTGTAGCACTGCAAAGGTACAACATTTTTTCAAACAAACAAATAATGAAAATATATTTTTCATTGTTATTTTCACACACATAATATCCATCTTTCTAATGACTTTCAACACGCCACAATATGCCTTACCTGTAATTTCTGCAATTTGCAGTGAACTTATTGTTCTTTTTTCGCCATTTTCCCCATCAATAGGTACTAACTTATTAAAATTTTCCATATCTTTGCGATATAAGATTAATATTGTTCCCCGTTGGCGGCTCAGTCACTTCCGCCTTCGGGGATTTATTTTGACTGATTGTAGCAGGTGGGGAATCGAACCTCATTGTGCCATTATTCACTCCTGCTTTCCTCCCTTATACTATCCACGCTTGGAATCGTATAAAAAGAAAGTCCCGTAATAGGTGCAAGCTACTACGGAACAGTCATATATAAACTCCAATAGGAGAATATTTAATCAACATCAAGTAACGCTTTGCACTTGTTACAGATACAAAGGTAAATGATGTTTTTATCTTATACAATGGTATGAATATTAAACAAAAGACAATATCAATTAATAGTAATACTAAGTAACGCATAGTAATATATAGTAACGCATAGTAATATATAGTAACGCAATTATTAAATATCACATTCGCAATTTAGACAGAGTCTAAATTATAACATAATTGATAGTTTTGTTTTTCAATTAAAAAATAAATGTCTTTTCGCACAAGACATTTGAGGAAAAATCAATATTTACATTGGGAGAACATTGGGATATTTCCGGTAATACAATTTAGTCAATGTAGATTTAAGGCTGTTATAGTCTTTAATGAAGCCTAGATCTATCCACTGAGCTATCTGTAATTCTAACTCATATAATTCGCGGATTTTAGCTTCATCACCAATTTTATTACGCATTTCTGATTCATGTTTACCATAGACTATGATGTTTAGAGACTTGGCCAAGTCCTTAATCTTTTTCTGGAATATATCCCCAGGGAGTATTGAACAAACGGCACGACACATAGCAGGATAAGCATCTCCAGCTAAATTACGGTACTGAATCATCTCATCATATACGAAGCGTATTACCTTTACTTCAAAGCGAGGATTAATCCACATGGCAAATTTTGTAAATAAGAAAGGATGCATCCATACTTCTTCTTTAGGTCTGCCAGCTTTACCCTTTTCTTTAACCTTAGTCTTCTTAACTACCTGATTATCAATTTTAGGGGAATTTTCCCCTAAACCATTTTCACGTTCTTCAGCTATGAGCGCTTCTATAAAATCTCCAGTTCTTTTAGCCAAAAGAAACTCATCCATTTTTCTTTGTTCATTTCCTTTTACTGAATTCCATTGACGTAACAAGTCCCCACCGTCAAAATAGCCATCTTTTGTTCTCTGACTAACTGTAAAATCACCCATTGGGCGAATCATGATTTGGTTCGTTTTCATGTCTTTTCGTTCACAAGATGTTCCGTACATCTTAATACGGGATATAAAAAATGCGGCAACCGATATAGAGGAGTCGGCCACCGCATCATATCCATTACTCTTAATGAATATATAATATCTTTCTATGCGAAACCTCTATCTATCGCTGTTGCTAAATTAATAAATAATACGGGAAACGCCAAAATAATAGAATGATAAAAATCACCATTTTACGGAAATATGAATTCAACAAACTCACCCGACCAGTTTTCACCTTCACGACAGAACTTATACACATCTCCAACCTTATATAATATATAAACACATTCATCCATAACAGCAGCCTTCTCTGCAATTGAACGCATATGCTCCATCTCCCTCATTGACTTATTCCCTTGGCACAAGCAGTTTTTCATAATTCGCACCTCCTTATAAATTTATCAATAGAGGGCATAAGCCTATACGTAACATAATGCCTCCTTGCTTTGGAGCTTACCTTGAAAATTTTATAACCATATTTCTTCTCAATATCAGAACCAAAAGAAACGCCATAGCTGGCAATCCTTATACCATTTGATATTGGTATTGCCGTGATGGAACTATAAAAATCTCCACGTATGATAAGGTTTGGAGTATTATTTCCTCTTGCAGAAAAACCCAAATATGAAGGCTTTGGTTTCTGTATCTTTGTCTTCCAATTCTTATAGCGTTCGGCATTTTTCCTCCAATGCTCTCCATAAGCTTTTTTAAAGTACGGGTCCTCTGTATATCCGGGAATTAAAGGACTTTCATCGCCATCAACACCACTATATAGCTGTTCTCGTATATATTCCTCAAACTGAGGAACATCCCTTTCCATCTTATCCCTTATCATTGGCTGAATGCCATCAGCCAATTTCTTCCAACATCTCGCGTATTCCTCCAATGTCATAGCAAAAACGGGGGATCAATCTCCCCCGCCTCCTAAATTACTGTTATTGATAATCCTATTATATACGGAAACCAGCCTTGATTTCCGCCTTTCTCTAGAAATGTCCTTCCAGAATACATCTATATTCTGAGCGACAAACTCATCCAATGAAAGTTTGACCACCTCGGACTCTATAAATGTGACTCCATTAATTCTCATTGTACCCATTGTTCAATTCCAATGACCCCATTAGCCTGTAAAATAGAAGGAGATTTAAGCACCGGTACACCTCCTGTCGCTGTAAGCACACCGTTACTGTATTCCAGTGCTGACGCACCAGAAACGACTGTTGAAGCCTTATTAGACAATACAGTGCCATAATATGCAGTAAGGTCTGTGCGGTCATAGTGATCCACGAGTTTATATGTATTCTCAGGAGATGCCATTTTGACAAATTCAACGTAATTCAATCCCTTGAGAACATTTTCCAAATTGACACCCGCTTGCTTTACAGACATGTTTTTCATCATCTTCTCGGTATCGGAATACATCGCATTAAACGCAAGATAAGCCTTCTGACCGCTTGAATCATAAGCCTGTCCTGTAGGGTAAACCCCTGACAAATCGAATCCTGCAAGTTCATCTGTTCCGTCATCTTCTCCGTAGATTACATTATTCTTGTCAAAAACATACATATCAAACAATGTATCCTTGTTGGATACAAGATTAGCTTGTAAAGCTAGATTAAACTTACGCAACGTGAATGTATCCGTCCTTGCCGAATAGCCCGTTATTTCCGACCCGGCATAACCATTTTCTGTTGTATTGGGTTCACCTCCGCTTACCGCGTATTCCGAAAATCCTGTAATAGGATAAATTCTGTCCGGATAATCAGCATGACAGGCTTCCTCCAAAGCATCAGCAGTCAATTCCTTGGGCAGTTTTTTGCCATGAATGACCAATATAACACCTGCGACCTTGTCCGGTTGCAGGGGGCAGTAACTCATTCCAGTATTAAATCCGGACGTGCTGCCGCACTCTCTAATATCTGTTCGCATAACAATTCTGATTTTTAACTGTTAAATCCAAATTCTTTATTTCAATAGCATCTATCTTTTCGCCAACTTCCTTACCGTCAACATCAACAGCACCACGTCTTCCAAAACTATAATTTTCTGAATATGTATGGCTTACAATACCGGAGTAACCGAAATCAAATTTATCACTTTTTTTTAACTCTTCTATGAATCCGTAATACAAAGGTCGAAGAATACCTTCAAAAGATATCTCACGACGTTGTTCATTTGTATACTTTTCCAGTGTATTGGTAGCGATTATTATGTTTACAGATGCCTTACAAAAATAATTCTCACTATCCCTTTCCTCGTCTAAGGGAACATACAGCCCTATCATTGGGAATTTTCCCGATGCTGTCACCCTGCTTTTCCCAAGAAGAAGAAGTGTTTCCCTTATATAAGAACTGTCACCATATATGTAATTTATCTGTTGATCCATTCTTTTTGACAAGGAAGCACATACATCTGATATTATATCAATTATCATAACCCAAAGGAATTAATTGTTTCCATCAATTCGAAATCGGTGGCGATATCCGGATAGTCCGCATTATTGGCTTGAAGCCATCTCACAAGTCTGATATTCATTCTTACCATGTCGTTCCATGCAAACATCATTTTCCTTTCGGGACTTACAAGACGACCATCATCTCCATCAGCCTTCACTCCTGTAATAGTCGCCTGAGTGTGATTATGTCTCAAGTAATGGAAGTATATATAGTTGGCGATGGGGGATTTGGAAATCTCCCTATCGCCATCACTATATTTCATGACAAGATGCGCTATAAGATCATCCCATCTTTTTTCCTTCGTTTCTCCATCGTTGGAAATATAGGATGAGAATTCCTTATACAACTTTTCCCCTAGGAGCTTCTCTAAATATTCCGGCTCATATTGCATTACAAAGCCTTGAAGGCTGTCAACAATTGCCTTATTAGTCTCAGAAGGAGTATGTATATTCAATACTGCACCTTCGATATCAAGAATACCACCTTGGAAAAAAGTATAATCCACCAACATTACACAATATCTTTGAGGTTCTTCTTTTTATTGAACAAATCTTCAGCACCGATTTTCTTAGCGTCCTCCATCAATTCCGAAGGAACAGTGGCAACACGTCCATCTTGGAAGAACTTACCTGCAAGTAACATATTAACACTTACTTTATCACCTTTTTTATAAACGGCCCCGTCCTTTGCGAACTCAACCTCATAAGTTTTAGTCAAATTTACTTTCATAATGTTTAATAAATTTATCCGCCAATACCGGCAGGGGTTATAGCTTCAATAACGGTCGCAATCTTATCCTTGACAAATGCAGTTTTATATTGCTTTTTAATATACGCCATAAGACGTTTTTCACCAAGGATAGTCACCATATTTTTAGTGAAATCATCATTTTCCCATCCAAGTGTAATGGTAAGAACCCATACATCACGGATGTTAAGATAGTTAAAATCGCCAACCCAAATATCACCTTGCTTGATTGCTGTGCTGGTTTCCACTCTCAGACCTTGAATCAGTTCATCGCCAATACGGAAAGGACGAAGATATTGCCCATTAACATCCTTAGTCAACTGCATCTGCGCATAGTCAAGAGGATGCATAAGCACAAGATTTGGACGATAAGCCATATTGGACATTGACACAATCTGTGTATACATACCAACAATAACATCATAAGTGTTGGGCTTATCTACTTTCAGAGCTGTCAAAGAGAATGTAGGTATATCACTCCCAATCCCTTTAATCTGACCGCCGGAACCAGTACCAGACAGAATACCTTCTTCTTCTTTCAAACCAATACGATTGATAATCTCAGCCCTAACCTCCGCAACCAACTGAGGCAAATCAGATAATGTTTCTTCAGTTACTTTTGTGCCAAGAGCCACTTTGCCAGCATTGATAGTAACTTCTGCCAATGTACCGCTCATCATAGGCTTAAGACCGCCTTCTGGAACCCATTCAGCTTCTTCTTCACCTGGATTGAACTCCGCATAAGTCAATGATCGTGTAGATATTGCTGCCACATTGGCAAATTTACGGATTACAGTCTGGGAACGTGGATCAACAGATAACTGACTATCAATTGTCATGTTATAATGTGGTGCCACACCCGTACTCTTCAAGGGCTCAACCTCCTTCTTGTTTATAACAAGCGTAAGGCTTTTCTTAAAACCGGGGGACTGCTTACAAGCCGTTTTCAAGTCCACAGTTTTCTCTCCATGCTTGCCTACTGTGATGAAATCCTTCAGTTGCTCTTCAATCTGCTGGTCTACAGACTTGAACACCATTTGCCCGTCTTCATTCTTATGCATTGCACCTTTCATGCGAACGATTATCTCTTTCATCTCACCAAGTTCCTTACGCACTGTTTCCAATTCCTTTTCGGAATCTATCTTTTGAGAAACCTCATTTAATTTATCCTCAAAAGTTTTTTTGTCGATAGTATCGTCCATGAAATCGCCTACAGTAGCGTTTATTGCGTCCTGCAACGCCTGTAATGACTTCACGGAAACCTCATCCATTACCGACAAATCAATTTTGCTTAAAAAGTCAAATTTCATGCTTCTTTAAGTTTTAAAGGTTTTGTAAATAGTTTTATTTTTTCATCGGCTCCCTCTTCATCAAGTGGCTTGTCTGCCGGCTTGTATCGAGCGAGTGACATCGCTTTTCTTACTAACATTTGGATTTCCTCCCTCTTTCTTATCGGAAGTCCTTTACATACATCACTTATTTCAACCGGAAGTGACTCCAACGCACTTTCATATTCTTCTGCCGATTTCAGACCAAGATATTCAGTTTCTCCGTTACATCCTATGGACACTACGGATATCTCATACAGAATGACTTCCTTTACAACCAAGCAATCACGTTCCCTGTCATATTCACATTTTTCCCATACATAACTATAACCTATAGAGAACTGGTTCAAAGTGCCACTTTCAAGCTGCTTCAACGCTTGATTTCCTCTTTCCACATCATCAATAGACGCTTCAAAGTAAAGCCCTTTCTCATCTTCTTGCAGAAGCGTAATGCGTCCTATAGGCTCATGCATGTCATGCATCCACAACATGATAATCTTATCATTAGCAGAACTTCCCGGGCCTCTCTCCTGTATGCTTTTTGAAAAACAACCTTTCAGGAGCATGTCACCGGACTTATCAATGTTATTGAAAACCGCAGCATAGCCACTGATAGTTCTGCTGCCAGAATCATATTGTATCTCCTTTGCATAAAAAGCTAAGGATTTATACTGCTTCCCCAGCCTGTTTTTGTATTTGCTTGTCTCCATCATTATTTATTTCACTTTTAAATTCTCCCTTAGGATTATCAGGATCAATATCTGTAAAATTGGACATTTCGGTTCTTGCCTCTTCAAAAGTAATCAGCCGATTGTTATACAATGAAGCTACAGCATTAGAGGCTGTAGACAAGGCATCCGCCAATTCTTTCATATCCTTTTGAAGGCAAGGGACATGAGTGAAGTCCATTTTGATTATTGCCCTGTCCTTACATATAGCATTAGTCAGAGCCTCTGTTATAGATTCACTGTCAGGTATAATAAGGTCCTGATATGCCGCTTTCTTTGCTTGAGAAGAGTTATCATAAGTACTTCCTTGTATAATCAGATTGGGGTCAAAGCCTATCGTCTGAGCTATCGCTTCCAAACACGCCTTATCCTCCTCATGAAGCTTCAATTGGTCTGTATTTGACCCCAATGTAATCCACCCTAGTTTCTTAGGAGTCACCATGATTTCATACAACTTATGCACTATACCATATTTCATTTTGAAATCATCCTGCAATTTCTTGGATTCAGACGGAGTAATAGCTGCATTCCCTACGTCAGTCGTATCATTTCCGTATAGTATCCCTTTCGGGCCTCCATTAACAATAAGGTTTCCTCTCCCTATCAGTTGAGCCATATAGTTTCGAGCATGAGTAGATAATACGTCCACAGGGGAGTGGAAGGTAATTATCCCTCCATTATTACTTGGAATATCCATTATCGAATCGTATATGACAAAATACTCCTCATCACCAAGTTCTATATTCTCATTTCCCCAACGTATATATACCCTTTTAGAAATTGAAGAAAGTTCTGTTTGAGTAAATGGGCTCTTACCAAGAGACTCCATGTAGAATAATTCGGGAGGTATTACCATCATGGATTTAGGAAGGTCGGATTTTAAAGCTCTTAATGTATAAATAGGGCAAAAACCGAAACACTTCAAAGATATCTCAACCTGCTTTATGAAAGAACGCCCACTCTGTATCACATTCGGACGATTCAGAAGAGTCACAATGTCTTTGAAACTCCTCTTCTCGTTTCCGTTAATATCCGTCACATAATACCGCCCATTCTGCATCATTCTTCCGCAATGATCTAGAACCATTGCAAACGGCCAACATTCATGTAAGGCTCTTGATTTCCCTTTAACGGTCGACATGTCAAAATCTATATTTCCTCTATTACCAGAAAACAGATTTTCCACCCATTTAGGAACATAAATAAAATTACCACCATCATCTTTACCATGATAAGTAGCATCACTATACATATCCTTATTCGACTTCTTTAAAGAAGGTATCTTAAACCATTGTTTCATTGTTCAACAATAAAGGCAACCGCCGTTATAATACAGCAATTGCCTCCACAGTGATCACGTTCTAAAAGTGGGTATGGTGTAACTTCACACCATGAAGGCTATTGCCTGCTACAAAGGAACAAATTAATTTATTCATTAACAAACAATTTAAATATTATTTTTGTTTAATCTAAATTAAAATAACAGATTATACAACATATATTTTATTAACCTTTTTCCCATGTGGATACAACCTGTTTGATATCTTCGCTATTGTCTTCTTGGGAAAATGGGATAGAGAGTAGGGCGTGGATTGAACGGCTGCTGTGCTTTTTGCTGGCGGTCGTTCTTTTTTTTGTATTCTTATTTGCGAAAGAGAGAAGCAATATTTATCTTTGTGGAAGCGTGTGAAGATGCACGCCACATTGATTATGACGAAAGGACATATCATATACAGTATAAAGCCAAGAGCTTGTTGCGGATTAATTTCCGTAGCAGGCTCTTTTTTGTTTTGTATAACAAAATAAAGGTTAGCTTGAAAATCGGGTAATCCAAAACGTGTAATTAAAGGATTAAAAAAGGATTGAACTATAATTTTTGTATAATGAGAAAGGAGACAAAAGAAAACATTCAGTATTCAACCGCTGTGGGGATGCTTGTACTGGGAGCGTCCTTGGCTGTGGCTGGCTTTGTGTGCTCGGAACCTATGGGCCAGATACACGACAGTGTATTGTGGTTGTTTGCTCAATGTCTGTTGTATGCCGGTAGTGTTTTTGGCATCAGCATCTATATTAACAGCCGGTTTAATAATTTAATAGAGCAATTAAAAGAAAAGGAGGGAAAGAGAAATGGCTGACGTAAGAAAACTTGCACCGTTTATCCTGAAGTGGGAAGGCGGTTTTATAAATGACCCTGACGATTTGGGAGGGGCTACCAATATGGGCGTAACCATCGGAACTTATGAAACGTATTGCCGGAAGAAAGGCTATCCCAAGCCTACGGTTGAAAGATTGAAAAACATCGCGAAAGAGGAATGGACGGAAATCTTGAAAACCATGTACTGGGACAGATGGAAGGCTGATGAGATAAAATCGCAATCAGTTGCTGATATATTGGTTGATTGGGTCTGGGCATCCGGTGCGCACGGAATTAAGATTCCTCAACGCTTGCTTGGTGTTACAGTGGATGGCATTGTAGGTCCCAAGACCATTGCCGCAGTTAATTCCCCTAATCCCCGTGAATTGTTTGACCAGATCAAGATTGCACGGTTTGATTTTATTGAGGATATATGCCGGAAACGCCCAGCAAACAACAAGTTCAAACGGGGGTGGATGAACCGTATCAACGATATAAAATTTGAGGGATGAAACAAAGGATCTATATATGGATTGCGGTAGCGATAGCATTGCTATTGCTGTTTGGATCATGCCGGAGCATAAGGTATGTCCCGGTGGAAACAATAAGGACTGACAGTCTTTATCTTACCGTGCATGAACGTGATTCCATTCACATTAAGGATTCTATCTATGTAAAAGAGAAAGGCGATTCAGTATTAGTTGACAAGTGGCATATAGTCTACCGTGACAGGACAATTCGCGATACAACCTATATAGAGAAGGAGAAAGAGGTAGAAATTCCCTATCCTGTGGAGAAGGAATTAACATGGTGGCAGAAGACAAAATTAGAACTAGGAGAGTTATCTATAGGTGTTATATTAGTATTGCTAATCGTAGTCATTTGGCTGATAAAGAAGAAGGGAGGTGCAAGATGAGATAGCAACATCAAGTATTATTCGCCACAGGTAGAAGTGTGGCATATAATAGAAAAACTCATTTAATAAAAGTAATTCTTTCAGGGGCTTAGAATCAAAAAAAAGCCCCCAACGTTCAAATAATTATTGCCACATAAAAATTTGAAAAAGCATAAGACACCGTACGTTGGAGGCTTAATATCTTCAACACGGTATCTTATGCTTTGTTTATGTATATATCAAGTTTTTTATGTGGCATGGCAAAGATAAGAATAAAAACTAGAAAAAACATGTGCAAGTCAGAAATCTTTGCCAAAATAATTAATATTGTTTCAAAAGAAACAGAAGTGTCTGTTGACCAAATATTATCGTCTGATAAGAAGATGGAGACAGTGGATGCCCGGTATCTTCTTGTATCTCTTCTTTTCGAAAGTGGTATGTACCCTTCACAGATAGCCGTTCATATCCACAAAACCAAACGTGCAGTTAACTACATGATATCTAATTTCCATGAGAGGATAGAGAATGGGAAAATGATGAGAATATATTGGGATAATATAAAGAATTTGTTGGGAAACAACTGATTCCTCATGAGATATGATATATATACTTTTGTGAACGGTCGATTTTGACCGGGATACAAAATACAAATACTTATGGAACGAACTTATGTTTTTAACCAAGACGGTGGAACCGGTGCAAACAATGGTCTGCTTGCGTCCATTCTTCCGTCCTTGCAGAGCCGTGGAATTGACACAGGCTATCTGATGGGGCTGATGGGAGGAAATGGAAACGGCGGCTTTTTCGGAAACAATGGAGGTTTTCAGGACATCATTGCATTGATTGTGATTGCAGCCATCTTCGGTAACGGAAACTTTGGATTCGGTGGCAACAACAATAAGGGTGCCGATGAAGGAAGAGAAATGATCATGCAGACACTTAACCGGAACGGTGTGGACATTGCATCATTAGCCCAAGCTGTTAACACCTCTTCAGACCAAATCCTTGCCGGTATTAACTCTGTATCACAGGCAATCTGCGGTCTCGGTAACCAAATGGGTCAGAACACCAACAGTATCCTGACTGCGATTATGCAAGGTAACAACGCTCTGACATCTCAGATCTGTAGCTGTTGCTGCGATATGAAACAGCTTGTAACCACACAAGGATACGAGAGTCAGCTTGCAATGTGCAACCAAACTAACGCATTAATCAACACTGCTAACCAAAACACATTGTCATTGCGTGACGGTGCTACTGCCAACACGAATGCTATCCTTGCTAAACTTGATGCAATTCAAAATCAGGCATTGCAGGACAAAATCGCATCTCTTACTGCGGAAAAGGCTACTTTAACAGCCGAAATATCCCAGCGTAATCAGAACGCCACTATCCTGAGTGCAGTAGGACAACAGATTGCTCCTTTGGCAGCCGGATTGCAGGCATTACAAAGCGATGTTGATGGAATCAAATGCAAGCTCCCCAATACTGTGAGTGTTCAATACCCCAATTTAACCGCTATTAATACAGATTGTTTCCGTGCAGCCGCCTACGGTGCATATATGGGTGACGCTGTATACGGACGTAGTGGATGTGGTTGCAACAACTACTGGGGTTAATCCGGTAAGAAAGGAGGTAGATATGTGGCCTAACTTTTTTACAGGATTCCCATTCCCATCAATCGGAAGAGCAAACTTCAATACTCTTCCTACGGTGGCTGTGACAGTCGGTACGGAGAATGTTACTCTTGAACTCCCTAACCATGCGTTCCGTAACAGGGATTATGTTGGGGGATTCTATATCAGTCTCCGACAAGCTATACCTGCCGGTACGACTGCTACACTTCCGATATTGATAGGAACTAATGGGGACACAAGACCGTTGATGGCTTATAACAATGAGCCTGTGACTGTTGCAAACTTGGCTGGAACCGGCATCTATGAGATTCATTATAACAAGTACACCAACGAATTGTATCTTGTTAATGGAGGGTACAGACCGACAACGGCTCCGGCTCCTACAGTAGAAACCGCTTCTTTACGGAGCAAGTAATAATTAACATGGAGTTTTGTGGTGGTTCCCAAAATGGGAATAACCACACTCCTTAAAATTAAACAATCATGTTTCAATCACTTCGTACCAATAACCAATTGTATATACTTCATAAGGATGCTAACCCGTTTATCGAATACGGCCCGGTGGTCAGCGTTTCCGCTCCCAAGCCGAAATATCCTATGGCATCCCCTATGGGACAGTTGCCCCAAATGGAAATGGTTGTGGATGTTGTTGTCTGCATCAACGGGCAGAACACGACATTCCAAAATCTTCCTGCCGGCATGGATATAGCCGACTTCGGACAGAACGGGAATATCGTAGTGTCATGCTCGCGTGATGCTATGAATAACGAGGTCGCTTCTATGAAACAGAAAAGCATAGACATCATCAACAGCATGGACTTCCACAATTCCGTCATTGCAGGGTGTGACAAGATGCTTACGCTCTTGAACCCTGAATTTGCCGAGAAACAACGTCAGGAGCAGGAAATATCCTCTCTGAAAGGGCAAATGGCGGAAATGAGCAAGAATATGTCTGATCTTATGGATTTGAACAAACGGCTCATGGAACAGCTCGGAGTGGTTGAAACATCCAAAACAAAGAAATGATTATGGGAATGTGGGAAATATTAGAAGAAGGGCGTGACGATTACGGACGCGGCTTCGGTATGAGAGGTGACGAGGTGGAAGAAGCCTACAAGGAAGGCTGCCGCCACGGTTACGAAAAGGCCATGAGAGAGATTCATGGAGACATGGGCTTCCGTGATGGCGGAAGAAATTATTCAGGATCAGGTATGGGAGAACGCAGATATCCCGGCTATTTCCCTGAATATCCCCGCATGGATGACATGGGAGAACGCAGACGCAGACGCGCCAACGGTGAGTTTTATTAATGGTGGAGGGGTGGAATGCCCCTCTTTTTAAACAAAGGTTATGGAACAGAGATTGGATACATACAGCAGATTCCCATCTGGCATGAGGGAATATCTGGAAGCATACGGCTTTCATTTCAGCAAGAAACTTTATGAATGGGCCGTCTCAAAAATGAAAGTGAAAGACGAAACCACGGGTAAAGAAAAAAAGTTGGAGCCGTGGAGCAAAGATGAAGTGGACGATATGCTGAAAGCGAACGGAATTACCATCGAGCACGACAAGGGTTATGACGTTGCTTATGTCGCAAACATGCTGAAAGCGGATTTCTATAAAAAATCATTGGTTGACGAGGCGCATTTGTGCAAGCATATAAAGTGCTACCTTGATGATATTGATGGCGATCCTTGCAGGGCGTTTGACGAGTTCTTTGCCACCTGTATAGGTAAAGGGATTCCTGTAATCTGGTCGGATGTGATATGATTGTTCAGGAGTTCTACATACCAAAATATGGGGACTGGCACGTCAAAGTGTATTATGCGGTACACACCTATTGGGCGGATCGGATCATTATGGACCTGTACCGTATAGGATGCAGGGGGGATTCCCTCAAGCGTGCGTATCGCAATCTGACTGAAGGCAGAATGAATACCGGTCTAACCTATTCGGACTACAGGAGAAGAGAAACAGTAATGGTTATCTCACTAACCTCCACTCCCGAAGAGTTTCAAAATTCGTGGGATCACGAAAAAGGTCATTTGTGCCGGCATATCTCCAAGGCTTTCGGGATTGATCCCTATGGTGAGGAAGCGCAGTATCTTAGCGGATATGTGGGGCAGAAGATGTTTCCGGTAGCGAAGAAATTTTTATGTGAACATTGCAGAAAGGGACTGGAAAAATAATAATCGAACAGAAGCGTTCTTTGACTTGTTGGAATTACCGTTTTTACAAAATAGTCGTGAAATTATATACATAAATCCAATAAAATTATATATCTTAATTATAGATATATATTGGAATAACAAATACTTTATTCTATCTTTGAGCCGAATTTTAAATTATAGATGGAAATGGAACAAGAAAACAACAATGCGATTCTTTCTTTTGAAGACTTTAAAAACCAAAACGGCATCGTTTATTGGTGGGCCTCAGAAGTAATGGTTATGCTTGGATATAATGATATGAAAGCATTTTGTAAAGTTCTTGACCGCGCAACAAAGGCTTTTGTTTCGCTCAACATTCCTCATTATGAAAATATAATAGCTGTGAAACGCAATAATAATGGTGTTGAGTTCCAAGACTTCAAACTTACACGTTTTGCGTGTTATCTTGCTGCTATGAATGGCGATCCAAAGAAGCCAGAAGTAGCATTGGCGCAAGCTTATTTCGCACAGCAAACACGAAAATTTGAATTATACATTGAAAACAATCAGGAAATAGACCGCGTGCTAATACGTGAAGAACTTGCAGATGGAAACAAATCTCTCGCTTCAACGGCAAAAGCCGCAAATGTTACTGATTATGCAAAGTTTCAAAATGCAGGTTATCTGGGTATGTATAATATGGAATCGTGGAAGCTTGAAAAGAAACGTGGCGTTAAAAAAGGAAAGCTATTTGACAGAATGAGCCGTACCGAACTTGCTGCCAATCTATTCCGTGTTACCCAAACCGAAGAGCTTATAAAGAGTAAACAAATATCTGGACAAGCTAATTTAGAACAAACACACTATACTGTTGGAAGACAAGTCCGAAATATAGTAGAACAAAATACCGGGCGCAAACCTGAACAGTTGCCACAAGAAAAAGAATTGCCTATAATTAAAAAAGCTCTTAAAATGACAGCAAAGGAAATGAAAAAGATTGATAAATAATTTTTTCGAATTGTAGTTTTGTTCTGCAATCTAAAGGTGCGAAAAAAGATAACCCCCATACATCTACACTAGTGAGCTACGGTCAACGTAGCCTTTCAATGTATCAAGGGCTATCTTCATGGCGCAAAGATAAAATTAAATATTCAAAAACGCAAAATAAAGTAACTATTTAGCATTAAGCGGTAATTCCCAACGGGTTTTACCGCTTTTTTATGTTAACAGAATATGGAAGAAGATAAGTTGAACATATTGCTTGAGCAGGCTGATGATGTGCCTCACTGGTATTTCTGCCGTTTACTTGCTGTGATGCGATGGAACGTATAGAGAGGTGGATATACAGGCTGATACCTCTTGTCGTGTTGGCAAGGGTGATATCGTTGTGCCTATGAACTAAAAGCGATAACTCATAAGCACAACAGATGGATTTATATAATACTGTTTAATTTTTCCGCATGTTTTTCTACTGAACTATTTAGAATTTTTGCATAAACTTGTGTGACTGAAACCTTTGTGTGCCCTAGCATCTTAGACAACGTTTCGATAGGTACGTCATTTGCTAAAACAACAGTGGTAGCGAATGTATGCCGGGCTATGTGACTGGTTAAGGGCTTTTTTAAACCAATAAGTTCAGCTATGATTTTAAGGCTTCTGTTAAATGACTGTACAGTAGGGACTGTAAATTTATAATCGTATTTTTTTAATATTTCCATTGCTGGAGTAAGTATAGGTGTGTAAAATTTGGTTCCGGTCTTGATACGTTCTCCGTCTATATATGCAACTCCGTTATGTTCTACAGTACATCTGTCATAATCAAACATGTATAAGTCAACCCATGATAAGCCGGTATAGCATTGAAATATAAACTGATCACGTACTTTTTGTAATTGTCGATCATTCAACTCTATATTGCGGATAGATTGCAGTTCGTCCATTGTGAGAGGCTGTCTTGTTTTATATCTACCATGTTTATCTTTGAATACCCTGTAAGGTGTGTCCTCGATAAGTCCAAGCCGAAGCGCTTCATTAATATAAGGTTTTATTCTCTTATGGTATCCATGTATTGTTGTCTGTCCTCTTGTTGGATCTTCTCTTCTTATAAACCTGTCAAATAAAGCTATATTTTCAGGAGTGATATCGTCAAATGTTTTAATTACTCCGGAGCGTTTTAGAGCTTCCAGTGCTATAAGGTGCGCTCGTTTGGTTGACCATTTAAGATCCCTTCTTTGTAACTCGTCATAAGCGAAATCTAAAAATGACGATTTAGACTTTACGTGTTTTTCGTTATAAAAAATATTAAAGTTTTTTAGATTGATGTCTTTTCCTTCTTTTCTTATATTTTTGATAATATCATCAAACTTTTTTACATATTGGGTTATTGCTTTATTTAATTGTTTGAATTTAGCGTGACGTACCACAAATTCTCCATCCCATTGGTTTGAATACAGTTCAATGTCTGTTGAGATCCATTTCCTTTCTGTACGTGAGAATTTAATTTCAATTTCAACCTTAGCTGATTTCTCCGGTGTTGCTTTCTTTTTTCTGTCGAATACCGGCTTGATTTTCCATGTTTCCATACTGTTTCTTTTTAGTTTATAATTTGTTAATTATGGTAAATGTGATACCAAGTGTGATACCAGCTGTGATACCAGGAACAAATTGGTATCACAAATAGTTCAACAGTGTAATGATAAGTAATGCACAGTAACGGCAGTAATCATTAGTAAGATTACTTAAACACGTTGAAGATCAGTCGATTAGGTTTGTAAGATATTGATTTATAGCCTATTGGCGTAAAATAAAAAAAAGGGGCATTTTGAACCCCCTTGAGCCGAAACCGGGA